CTCCATCGGCTTCCCCGCCTCGATGAACGCTGCCGCCTGCGCCATCATCTCCTTCGACACCAACACCCCGACGCGGCGCAGCGCCGACCAGCCGGTGATCGTGCCCTTCGCGTTTACCGTGGTGTCGTTCAGCGCCTTCCCGACCATGATCGCGGTGGTCGGGATGTCCCTGCCCATCGCGACCGACATGTCCAGCACGGTCTGCGTGGCCTGATCGAAAATCTTGTTGTTCTTGCCGAGCCCGTTCCGGATGTTCGTGAACGTCAGCAGCATATTCGCGCCCGCCGCGATCGCCTCATCGTCGACACCCGAAAGCCGAGACAAGGACGTCGATAGCTTGTCGACGCGTTTGGCGGACACGTTCGCCACCCCGCCCGTCGACTTCAACACCGCCCTGGTCTGCGCCGCGACCTTCTGTGCCTCGGCGAGCTCCCCGAACCCGCGCTTCAGCGCCAAGCCGAACCCGACCATCGCGGCGCCGAACCCGACCGCGGCGACCTTCCCCAGCGTCTTCATCTTCTGGCCGAAACTGGAGCCGGCCTTGCCGGCGTTCTTGAAGGCGCGTTCGACGCTGCGCGAATCACCGACGATCTCAAGCTGGATGCGCTGCCGTGCCATCTAGCTTTTCCTGAGCGCCTGCGCCATCGCCACGTAGGTGCTGATCTCGATTTGTTCCATCAGGCCAGGTGTGATGCCGGGGGCTGACTGGGCAACCCAGGGGAACCAGAACCATTCGGGTTCGTCACGCCCGAGATGGAGGCCGGAAGGGTCTCCGTCCTTGCCGGATCCTCCGGTGAGCCGTCTGATTCGTTCGTGGTCGTCGAGGACTGATCGCCAGCCCCCGCTGGTGCCGGGGGGACAGCATCAGCGTCCTCGTCCGAGTCGAACAGCTCGATCTCGTCCACGGGGATCTTCTCGATCGCCCGGCGTGCTTTGTCGCGGCTCATCTGCGGGTTCCCCTGCCAGAACGCCACCGCGATCAAACCGGCCAGCACGACCTGGTCGGGGTCCTCGTCCTCGTCGAACTGGTCGATCGCCTCGACGAAGTCGGGCCACCGCATCCCCGTCACTTCCTTGACCAGGACAGGGTCACCGAGACGGAACCGGGTCGGCCACGGATAGAACCGCTTGTAGATCTCGATGCCGTCCTTGTCAGGCATTCCCTTCCCCTCAGTAGATGTTCGCGAGCTCCGCGAGGGCCTTGTCCATGCGGCGTTCGACCTCGCCCGTTTTGGCGTCCAGCGCCGGCTCGAGCGCGACCCGCAACTGCAAAGCACCGTACTCAGGGTGCTCGCCGGTTGTCTTCCGGAGCTTCTGTTCGATGAACACGCCGCCGACCCGGGAGCGGATCCGGAACCCGGCCGCGCTCTTTGGGCTGTACCGGAGGAACCGGCGGAATGCGTCCTCCCGCACGATGTCGGCGGCTTCCCGCAGATGGTTGTGGATCGTGCTCTTCGATTCCTTTTCTGCTTTGGCGGTGGCCCGCATGAACTCGCGGTATCCCTTCATGCGGATCGCGGAGTCCGCCACTAGACGGTCGCCCTCACGATCGCTGCCCCAGGCGCAGGCAGGAACACGACTTCCGGCATCGAGATCTCGCCCACCGTGGCATCGATCGGGCTGTAGTCGAACAGCAGCGAAGACAGCGTGTACGACGGGTTGGTTGCGGACACCGCCGCCGACGTTGGCTTCACGATGATCGTGAACGGGGTTCCTGACGACACGAGCGGCGACAGCGTCGCATCAACCTTAGATGCCGCGTAGTCCTGCAGGAACGTGATCTCGATCCGGTCGTCCCTGAGCCCGACCGCATGCGCCCTGGAGGTTGCGCCCATCGCGGTCGCGTCCAGGTCCTCCGCGGACATGTCCAGCTTCACTTCGCGCACATGGTCGGACAGGTCGGTGCCCGCGACGCTGACCGACACGTTGTTTGACATCACGATTGCCATTACGACGTCGCTCTCACGATGCTCGACCCAGGTGCCGGCAGGAACACGACCTCGGGCATGGAGATTTCGCCGACGGTCGCGTCAATGGGTGAGTAGTCGAACAGCAGAGATGTCATGGTGTAGCTCGGGTTTGTCGTGGAGGTCGCCGCGTTGGTGGGTTTGGCGACGATCACGAACCCGGTGCTGGACGACACCAGCCCCGACAGGGTGGCGTCCACCTTCGCGGACGCGTAGTCCTGCAGGAACGTCACTTCCATCCTGTCGTCCCGCAGTCCTACGGCGTGAGCGCGTGAGGTGGCCCCCATCGCGGTGGCGTCCAGGTCCTCCGCCGACATGTCGATCTTGATTTCCCGCACATGGTCACTGAGGTCGACCGAGTTGACCGTGAGCGAGACGTTGTTCGACATCACGATTGCCATCTATGCCTCCTTCTCCTTCACGGGCTTCGCGACGGCAACCTTGATCGCGCCCGCCTCGATCAGGTGCCATTCCTCAAACTCGGTCAGGTCGGCCTCGAACTCCTCTCCCGTCTTGTGTCCGGCCACGATCGTGTCCTCCGCGACCACGCGGTAACGTTTCTTCGCCATCCGATCCTCCTACTAGTCGCCCACGGTGAGGACGCGCAGCGTCCATTCCGCACCGAAAAAACTGGTGTCGCCCGCGGTGAACACGGCGATCTTCGCCATCGTCACGACATGCGCATCGTTCGCGACACCGCCGAGCGTCCTGTCGACCTCAAGCGCCGCCTTCACCGACTCTGCCCCGGTCGAATCCAGCCACGCGTCCAAACGGATCTGGGCGGCCTTGTCGGTGCCGGACTTAGCGAACCCCCGGATCGTGAAGAACCACTCGTCCAGGCCCCTTGCGTTCGCGCTGTCATAGACGATCCGGTCGAGCTCCACCTCGATCGCGGGCGCGATAGCGTTGACGATGTTGTAGCCGGTGAGGTTGACGTCGGGGAAGGACGTGCGGAGGTTCGCCGCGATTCCGGCCCGGATGTCCTCTAGGGCTGCCACATCTAGTAGAAGGCCGGGTATCGCATGTAAGGCGACAGCAGCGAGTACACGTCGGCGTCCTTGCCTGTCAGTCTGACGGCGGCGCCACCGAGGGCGAGAGCGTCCGCGTTCCCTGACTGTGCCTCGCGGGTGCGTTTAAGATACGCGCCGGCCATGATCGTGGTTGCCTCGGAGATCGCCGCGGGCACCGTTGACCAGCCGAACTTGCCGGTCACCTCAACCGACTTGGTGTACGGCCAGAACTGCAAGCCGCCGACGGGGTTGGCGCTGATCGACGTCCACGGGCGGCTGTCCGCCGAAGCGTTCAACGGTTCCAGCCAATAGTTCGTCGTCGCAACCCACGTGTTCTCGAAGGTGCCGTCCCGGCCCTCATCGGTTTTCAGCGTGGTGAGGGTGATCAGGTCGTCGATGTACACGTGGTCGGTACTGTCTGGCGTGTAGTACCTCACCTGGTTCGCGTCACTGTCCGCGTAGAACCGTCGCCCACAGATCTCATCGACCGCCCTCGCGGCGGCCCTGATCGCGTAGGCGATGTCGATGTCCATGAAGCTCGTGTCCTTCAAATCCGCGGTTGATTTGAACTGCTCGAGCTCGACGTAGCAGTTGGTCAGTGGCGCGTGAGCACGGAACTCGATCAGTGCTTCGCCGACGTCCTGTGTTTTGCCGGCGGTCGTGACCCGCCATGAAACGAGATAGGCGGCCTCCGTGTCTACGTCGGCGGACAGCCAGTCGTATCGCACGTTTCCGGCTGTTGCCGGGGCGACGATTGTCGCCGACGTGTTCACCTTGAACGTCGACGATCCGACCGCACGCATCAGGAAGGTGACGGTGCTAGATGTCAGATCGACAGGAGAACCGTCGATCGTGATGTTCTCTGTGATGGACGGGTTCCGGTTCCCGACCATCCATACGAGAAGGTTCGGCATCAGTTGTCGAAGATCGCCTTGATCGTGAAAGCGATCGAGTCGGCGGACGCGAGCCCGATCCCGGTGAAGTCACCCTTGAGGAACAGGTTGCCGGCCGATGCGGCGTCCCACAGGCCGGCGTTGGTGACGGTGCCCGCCCCGGTCGCCGTTCGCGTGGCTGTCACCTGGTAGGTGTCGTTCGTGGTGGTGGTGGTGACCCGCGACGATGTTCCCGCCGTGTGGTCGGTGTTGCCGGCGGTGAGGTCGACGAGTGCCGCCGTGAACAACGACGTGTCAGTTCTGGTGGTCGTTCCGGCGCCTGTCCCCCATCCGACATGCAGTGGTTCCGTCCCGGAGCCCTTGATCCGGTTGGTGACGATGTCGAGGCCTCCATCGACGACGAACGTTGCCATCTCATTTCTCCTTCGTTAGCAGGGTGGCGAGCTCCAGCCCCAACGAGGCTGCTTCTTCGGCAAGGTCGTGCCCTGTGATACCCGCCTTGGTCTTCGTCGCCGCGTTCGTCTGTGCGGCCGACTCTTTGATCTGCTCGAGCCGTTTCACGATGCGTTTGGCCTTCGCGTTCATCATCCGATCCTCCGGTTGGCCCGTTTGATCCGTCTTCGTGCCAGCCACCTTCCCGGCCCCCATCTCCACCGTCGGCTGCTGTCAGCGATGCGCCCGAGATCTTCTCTGCTGCCGTCCGCACGTATGACGACGGCCTCGATCTGGACCCGCTTCACGGGCCCCTTGGCGGTCTGATCTGTCATTTAGAGGGACCGCCCGGGGCTTGGCGGGTCGAAGTCGCCGGCTTCTGGGCTGCCGTCGGCCGTGTCGCCGCCGGGTGTGCCGCGGTCGAACATTCCGAGCGTAAACGCGGTCGTGAGGAAGTCGGCTACCAGACTCGCGATCGAGGTGACGGTGGCGACAATCGTTTTCGCGACGCTCTTGCTGATAGTTGCTGTCGTCGTGACGGTCGCCGTGAGGGCTTTGCCGACGCTCCGGGCGATGGTCGCGGTGGTAGTTACGGTCGCGGTGAGCGTGCGCGTGAAGAGTTTGGACGCTTGAATCGTCGCGGAGACGGTCGCTGTCGCGGTGAGCCTCTTCCCGATTTGCTTGACGATTGACGCCGTCAGGGTGGCGGTTGCCGAGAGGGCCTTCCCTGTTTGGCGGCTCATGGTCGCAGTTGACGTGACGGTCGCTGTCATCGTCAGCAGAATCGCTTTGATCGCCGAGAGGGTCGCGGTCACCGTCACGGTCGCCGAGAGGCTCTTCGCGATCTGCTTCACGAGGGTCGCGGTCGTCGTCACGGTCGCGCTGAGCGGCTTGCCGACCTGCCGAACCATCGTTGCGGTCACCGCGACCGTGGCCGTGAGCTCGAGCAGGATCACTTTGATCGCGGACATGGTCGCCGTTGTCGTAACAGTGGCCGACAACGATTTCGCCACGCTCTTGGTGATCGTCGCCGTCGTGGTGGCGGTTGCGGTGAGCGATTTGCTGATGGACATGACCATCGTGGCCGTCGTGGTGACGGTTGCGGTGAGGGTCAACAGGATCACGCGGATGGCTGCCAGCGTGGCGGTCGACGTGACAGTCGCGGTCAGGGGTTTGCCGACCTGTTTGATGATCGTGGCAGTGGTCGTCGCGTTCGCCGTTACTGCTTTCGCTACCGATTTGAAGATCGTGGCGGTCGACGTGACGGTCGCGGTGACAAGCTTCCCAACCGACCTCGTGAACGTTGCGGTAGATGTGACGGTCGCGTCGAGCGCCTGGTTGAACGTGGTCGCGACGACGGCCTGGGAGTACACCGCGGTTCCCGGCT